CTTAATCGATGTTTGCCCAACGAACCTTGCAGATAGTTATCGAGCCGGATGAATCTCTCATCAAGACTCTCGATAGCTTTACTCAGGTATGCAACAGCATATCTAAGATTGCTTGGAACTTCGGTAAACCTCTGAAAGCTCTGGATCTGCATCGCAGAGTTTATGATAATGTCAAAGGCAACGTTTCCAGTCAGCTCACCTGCACAAGCATCAGGCTTACTGCTGGTGCTTATGCTTCTGCCAAAAAGAATGGACACGATTTGGATCATCCTTTCAACTGGCATCGGCCTTTTGCCCTCTTTCTTGTAGGAAAGCGGGGGCGTGATGCCCGTTTCACGAAAGATGGTCTCCTGAGCATTTCTACAATTGATGGCAGGAAACACATTAAGTACACGGTTCCTGATGCATTTAGGGAAGAATTCTGTAACGCCATTGAGATCGATAGCATCATAGTCAAGAATCTTGGAGACAAGATTATTGGTTATGTAGCCTATACAATTGAATTTCCTGATATTGAGGGGATTCACCCAGTTGGAATCGATCTCAACGAGACTAACGCTATTGTGGCTGTCGATGCAGATGGTAACGAGCTTTTCATAAGCGGTCTGGATCGAAAGATCAAGAACAAGCGCACTTCTAAGACGATCAAGCGACTTCAGAGAAAGCTTGCTCAACGAAAGGCAGAGGGAAAGAATACTCGGAGTGTTGTTCGAGACCTCAAACGGCTGAGAGCTAAGCGATCTCGTAGAACTAAGGATTTCTGTAATTGCGCTTCTAAGGAATTGATCGAATGGGCTCCTGATAATTGTGTTCTTGTCTTCGAGGATCTTAATTTCGGTCAAGGTAAGCATGGATCTAAGGCTTGGGACAGACGGTTCTCCGTCTGGCCTCGTGGTATGATATTCAATATGGCCAGCTACAAGATCCAGGGAAAGGGAACCGTCGCTAAGGTTGATCCCAGGAATACATCTAAGAACTGTTCTAGATGTGGTCTTCCTGGAATCAGGAAACGACATTCCTTTGCGTGCCCTCATTGCGGATTCTCGATTCATGCAGACCTCAATGCCGCTTATAATATTCGAAACCGATTTACTAGCTCTCGGGCTAGTGAGGATCAGTCAGTATCCTCTGAAGCCTCGATATAACCAGGAGGCAAGCCCGTCCCCTTCAGGGGGCGGGTAACTGACTTAGGAGACTCGAACACCTGAACAATCGGTTACAGGCCGGTGGCTTTTTGTCCAAATTTGTCCAATTGTCCAAAGTGATGTCCAATGGCGTTTGAATCGATAGCAGAGTACATTGACCAAGTAGAGGAAGGGTTCGGACGCAAGGAGAGTCCGGCATCGATCGCCAAGCGACTGGGCATCCCCGAGAAGGCCAAGACAATCAGCCGCTACAAGATAGCCGTCTGGGACCTGAAAGACCTGGTAGCCGAATCCAAGGAGGAACGTGCTGCCAACCACGACAGCCGCCGAGAATCCGCCAAAATCGAGATCATAAAGAGCCTGGACCTAATAGACAAGATCAAGATGAGGGCCTGGCAGCATTTGGACTGGCAGGTGGGCGACGAATACGGTTCCGTGAACGAGAATGGCCAGCCGGTCAAACGCAAAGCCTCTCCTGGTCAGGTCATCAACTGGCATCATCAGGCTACTGACATGGCAGCCAAAGCCCTGAAAGCAGAGCTTGAACTGGCAGGGGATGATCCAACGTCTAGGATGGCGGGATCAATCGAGTCCCTTTCGGAAGCTGAGGCAGATGCAAGACTCAAAGAACTCCTCACAATTCTCAACGAAACTAGAAGCGATCAAAGCGGCTGAGGACGTCCTTCGTTTGGAAGCCGCCAAAGATCCTGTCGTCTTCGCTCGTTATTATCTGAACACCACACCTGATCCGTGGCAAGCAAACTTCCTCCGATCCACTCACCCTCGTCTATGCCTAAACTGCTCAAGACAGTCTGGCAAAAGCTCCACCGCCGCAATCCTGGCGCTGTGGGAAGCCATCCATAAGCCACGGAGCACAATAGTCCTAGACTCGCCGTCTCTCCGACAGTCACAGGAACTCATGCTGAAATTCGCTGAGTTCCTCGACATGGTAGACAAGAATGTCAAGCTGGACAGCGATACTAAGCTCTCAGTAAGGTTCGCCAATGGCTCGAGGGTCCTGGCCCTCCCCGGTTCAGAGAAGACGATTAGGGGTATATCCGCTGTAACCCTCCTCATCTTGGATGAGGCGGCAGCAATACCGGACGAGCTTTATGGCGCGGTCAGGCCCATGCTGGCAGTCTCCAGGGGCAGACTCGTGCTCATGTCCACTCCCCGCGGGGAGCAAGGGTTTTTCTTCGATACGTGGGCCAAAAGCAAAGGCTGGGAGAAGATCGAAGTTCCGTGGCAACAGTGCCCCCGGATCGATCCTGCCTTCATCGAGGAAGAACGCTTAGAGCGCGGTAATGCTTGGGTCGCACAAGAATATGAATGTCAGTTTATTGGCGCGGGGGCCACAAGGATCCAGCGGGCCTGGCTAAAGTACGAGGACCGCACACCACCACAACCACAGCTTAACATATCACTAGGTGTAGATCTTGCGATATCTGAAAAAGAGACAGCCGATTATACGGCTGGCGCGGTTATGGGCAGAGATCGAGAAGGAATACTGCACGTGCTAGACGTCCAACGAATCCGCGGATCATTCTCTGAGCAGATTACTTTTATCAGTCAGATGGCGGCCAAATGGAAGCCGTCTATCGTGGCCATTGAAGAAGTCAATTACCAAAAAGCCCTGATCCAGCAGCTTTCGGCCCAAACGTCTTTAAACGTCCGGGGAGTAAAACCCATATCGGATAAGGTATCAAGATTTGCTCCCCTGGAGGCCCGGTACGAGCTAGGTCAGATCTATCATAACCGTAGCCTACCCCCAGAATTCGAATCCGAGTTATTGAGCTTCCCTGTAGGTGCCCACGACGACCAATGTGATGCCTTAGCATACGCATTTCAGGCCTTGGGTCAGATGCCCCAGAACGTGAAGCTCACCTTCACCGGAGCCACCCGAGTACCCCCATGGAAGTAGACCACTATGATCATGCGCATACCGATTCTGAAGGCCATTCTGGCGAAAGAGAAAGCCAGGGACTACGAGGCCGAATACAGGGAGTACCACGGCAAGCCCGAGCAGATCAAGCGACGGGCACAGCGCAATGCGGCCCGCAGGAAACTAGGGCTCAAGCGCGGAGATGGCAAAGAAGCCGACCACAAAGTACCACTGTCGCACGGCGGTTCCAACAGCAAGCGAAACCTCCGGGCAGTGAGCCGGAGCACGAACCGGCACAAGGCCGATAAGAAAGAATAGAGCAGCCAAATCTCCATCATAGTCTCATGTTATCGATTTTGTAGAACCCCATCAAATACCCATCAAATACCCATCAAATAGGAAGCCTCTCATGTCACAATCCCCACACCCCCCAGTAGCCCCCAGCGGTGGAGTCTATCCCAAATTCATCCAGAGCCCGAGGGCGCTCGCTGGCCAGCAGTACGGGCGCTCAGGATTGCAGTACTTCATGCCGGGGTGGATCAAACGCGACTTCCTCCCACAGCTGCAGGGTCAAGCCCTGTTCAAGACCTACACCGAG